ATGAGTACCGCCTTCATTGACTTCCTCGGCGTCACCTTCTGGATGGATGCCACCAACGCCAAGCAAAGCATCGAAATCCTGCTTCGCGGCTGGCTCGGTGTCGAAATCAAGGTGTCCGAGACCTGCAAGGGGTGGAACGGCTATAAGCACCGCCTTGACGTGGATGGGATTGGCCTTGTCGCATTCGGCGGCAACGGTGACACCGTGCATATCGAGATGACCGGCGCGGGCTGCATGCAAGTCAAGGATTGGGATGCGGTCGCCGATTCGCTCACGATGCTCGAAGCCCGTATCACCCGCCTGGATTTGGCCGTCGATGATTTCGACGGCACCAGGTACAACCTGGATTGGTGCAAGGCGGCGTACGAAAGCGGCGAGTTCAATCCCGCGCGAGGCGCAAAGCCGGTGCCGCGTCTGGTCGATGACATGGGCAGCGGTAAGGGCTGCACGTTCTACCTGGGCTCACGCGAAAGCGGCAAGCTGTTTCGCGGCTACGAGAAAGGCAAAGAGCAGGGCGACCCGGCGTCGCCGTGGTTCCGCTGCGAGGTCGAATGGCGCAACCGTCACCGGGAAATTCCCGTCGATGCGATCCGCCAGCCGGGGAAGTACTTCGCCGGATCGTACCGCGCGTTCGAATCGCATTCCCTCGAACAGCGCGTGATCAAGACGATTGCGCACGTCGCTCAGGCGCACATCGAGCGAGCAACCGACCACGCCCGGAAGCAGGCCGGTCGCGTCATACATGGCCTGCTCGCCCTCGGCTTGACGGTGCAGGAAGTGATGGCGCGTCTGCATGTGCCTGAGTTGCCGAAGAAGCTGGTAGCGCCAATCCGCGCGTTCCTGGCTTTGGATGAGTCCGAGCGCACGTACACCACCGCCACCGCTCCGGCATGGGCGGCTAAAGCCACACCCGATGAGGTGTCAGACCTCTACAAGGCATTCCGGCTCCAGCGCGCGAAGTGGCGCGTAGGGCAGGGCACGAACGGCATGCATGCAGTTGAGGGGGTCGCATGGCTCGGCGCGTAGGTTTGCCGCCCGCGTTCTGCGGCCTCGAGCAACAACGGGTGTATGCGCCTGGAAACCTCGCCATTCCACATGAGTGGCAAGGGCGCGGACGCTGGCGGGGTGGCCCCCTTCATACGTTTGTAGATGACTACCGGCAAGAGTTCTTCTGGCGGCGACCGGAAGAGGGCGCGCTAATCGCGCGTGCAGCCGGGATCGTGACCGCACCTGATTTTACGGCGTACCTCGATGACCCCCAGCAGTGGCGCACGTACCAAGCGTGGCGCTCGGCCACAGTCGCCAAGTACTGGCAGAGCTTCGGCGTTTCGGTCCTCCCGGTCGTGTCGTTTCGCAGCGGCTGTGCGTACCACGTCGAAAGGGACTCCGTGTGGGCCATCCGCGCACCCCGGCCCGAGAACCGCCAGCAATGGGAAGAGGAAGTTACGAAGTGGGCGGAAGAGGCGGAACCGCTTGCGCTCGTCGTGTTTGGGCGTAGATGGGAGTGTTTTCTGCCCGTGCCGCTGGTCTGGCGAAGTCTTGCCAGCAAGGTTACTGCTGCACAAAAAGAGGCGTAGCCGTGGGGGGCAGAACACGACGGGAAGAGTACCCAGATAGGGAAAGCTGGATTACTGAGGTGTCAGATCAGCGCCTGGAACAGTACCGCCAGCTCACCTATGCCAGTGGTTTTAATCAGCGCATTGATGGTGCATCCAGGTCGGGTGGCCAGCAATCATATTTCACAGACCTTATCGAACGCGAACGGGCGAGACGCCAGAAGTAACGCCCCAGGGACCTATGCCGCAAGTCCCGAAATCCTTAATAGCGGCTGGAGATTAAAAAATGCGTTTCCCTTTCGAACTCACGGCATCCCGCGTCATTCAGGGTCGCAAAGACCCCTCGCGCCATTTCACCATCGTTGAAGGGCTGATCACCCTCCCGGACAACAAGCGCGTGTTCATGGAAGCGCTCTTGCCGGATCGCCAGCACTTCGTCCCTGGTCAGTACGCCGTGGAGGTCGCCCTTGACACCGACCGCAATCGCCGCCTCACCGCCTTCGTGCGTGCGCTGCATCCGGTTCAACAGAAAGCGGCTGCGTAACCGTAATGGCTCAGTGCATCCACATTGAATTGGACGGCACGCATTACACGTGGCCTATGACGGTGGAAAACGGCGTCGATGACTGCGGCGATTATTACCTCCTGGAACGGTCGGAGTATTACGACCTCACCCACGGACTTGCAAGTATTCCTGACTTTGCAACTTACGGCATCACGCCTGAAACGGTGACGGAAGTCGCCGCCTGGGGGTTCGGTGCCGTGATTGCGGGTTGGGCTTTGGGCCTCGTTACCGGATGGGTGGCAGAGGCAATTCGTAGGGCATAACGCCCAATTTCAAAAGGAGTAGTACAAATGGCTGACGTTCTCGCTGCTGTCTCGTTCGGTGACGCCCTCACCGCTGTGGTCGCCCTGCTGGTGGTCGGTATCGGCATCAACATGGCGTTCAAGGGCTCCGCCTTCGGCAAGCGCGCCATCAAGGCGGCGTAAAGATGATCGCCGGGCCGATCCTCGCCTTGTTCTGGGTGATTGTTGCTCTGATCGGGGCGGCGGTCGCGCTCGCCATCGTCTGGGGTGTAGGGGGGCGCTTGTGAGAGCGCTCCGCCTCGCCTTGTTCTTCGTCGTCGGGCTCCTGTTCGGGGGCGCGGTGACGTTCGCGTATGCGCAACAGCAGCTCAACGGGCCAGCGCGCTACGGATCATCGATCAACTTCAACTACCCCGACGGCATCAACGCCCCTCGCCGTACGGGTGGCCCGATCTACGATTTCCCAGACGCCCCCGATGGATGGGGAAAGATGCGGGACATCAACAAAATCAAGATGGGTTCGCATACGTTCGATGTGCATGGGGTACGCAAGTTCTCGCCGGGGACGCTCGCAAAGATGGGCGTCGGCCTAGCCAGGAAAGCCGGTCCCATTGGTATTGGGCTCACGCTCGCGGACCTCGTATGGGATGAGGCCCAAGGCTGGCTGATTCCCGGAGAAGACGACGGTCAGCCCGACCCGACGCTGGGCGGTTTTACCGTGATCGGCGGTTTCAGTGGCGGAGATGTCTTCCCAACTCGACATTGCTTTGATGCGCGAAAGGCTGTCGCTGAGGCATTCGCAGGTTGGTGGGACCCCGATAAAACCGCCTTGGCGAACAAAGTCGGGCAAGCCGCGCCGGTCACCATTACTTGCATTGTTTCGGACGGCCCGCCTGTCCAAACGATCACGTACACAAAGGCCGATGCATCACTCACGACGGTTGACCGCATCCGTATTCGTTATACCTATAACGGAAACAATCAATATGCGTATATGAGATACAGCGGTGCCGAGATTTGTGAGAGCGGCCAACGTTTGACCGTTAGTGGCCGATGCGTCAATCCGACCCGACCAGCGACGGACAAAGAACTCGAAGATGCCATTTACGTTGATCTAGTTGGGCGGGGCATGGGCTCGGACCTCGCAAGGCGCTTGATTGAAGCGGGCTACACGCCCACACCTGACGGCCACGAGGCGGACGGCCCGACGACCGTGCCGGGTGAGACGACCACGACCACTACCACCAGTCCGGCGGGCACCACGACCATCACCACCAACACCACCAACAACCTCACGTACAACACGAACACGACGAACAACACGACCACGATCACGATCACCCAGACCACGACGACCACGACCACGAACCCGGACGGCACCCAGACCGAAAGCACCGAGACGAAACAGCCACAGCCGGGGGAGCGCGAAGAGCCCGAGCAATACAGCCTCACCTATTCGCCGTCATCTCTCCCGGAGGTGCCAGACTTCTACGAGCAGAAATACCCGGACGGGTTTGCGGGAGAGTGGGACGGCTTCAAGCAGCGTATTGACGGGTCCAGTCTGGCGAACTTCATGCGGTCGCTCACCAACGGCATACCGTCTGGCGGTGAGTGCCCATCGTGGTCGCTCACGTTCAACTTCGGGGCAATGGGCAATTTCGGCACGATGGTCATGCAGCCGCCGTGCATCATCTGGCCGTTCATCAAGGCGGTGATGATTCTCAGCGCCTTGTTCGTCGCGCGGCGCTTAGTCATAGGGGGCTGACATGGGTGCAGTGTTCGCCGCCATTGGGCGGTTTTTCTCGGACCTGCTCAAGGCGATTACTGATGGTCTCGATTTCATCGCGCGTCTCTTCGTGCAGGTCTTCGTGGATCTGTGGGAGTTCGCAACGGACTTGCCGGTATGGATCTTCGCCCAAGTCCTCGACATCGCAGCGGCGGCGGTGGAAGCCCTCGACCTCGACGGGCTCACACAATACGCCTCGACCTGGGGCGCGTTGCCAGCGGAAATCCTCAATGTGCTGGGCTTGATCGGACTCGCCGAGGCGCTCGGCATCATCGCCACAGCGGCGCTCATCCGGCTGGCAATGCAGGTGATTCCGTTCGTTCGCCTGGGCTCCTGACATGATTAATCTTCTGCTAGGTGCTCCAGGGGGCGGCAAAAGCTACGAGGCCGTCGCGTACCACGTCCTGCCGGCCTTGTCGCAGGGTCGCAAGGTCATCACGAACCTGCCGCTGCAACTCGATGAAATCTACGCGCTGGAGCCGTCCTATGCGGGCCTGATCGAGCTTCGGCACGAGACCAGGGCACCACGCCGCAATGACGGCAAGTATCAGAATCGAGCGGCCTTCAGCCATGCCGAGGACTACGGGGACGACTGGAGGCACCCCGAGACGGGAGCCGGCCCGTTGTATGTCATCGATGAGTGCCACATTCCTCTGCCCGCGCAAGGCACGCCGATTGAGGTCGAGCACTGGTATTCCCTTCACCGGCACGAGTCGGCTGACGTGCTCCTGATCACCCAGAGTTACGGCAAGATCAACCGCGCGATCCGCGACCTCGTTCAGGTGGTCTATCGCGTGCGCAAGGCGACCGCGCTCGGCACCAGTACGAGTTACATACGGAAGGTGCAGGACGGCCTACGCGGGGCCGTAGTCAACGAAGCCGTTCGCAGCTACAAGCCGGCGTACTTCAAGCTGTACAAGAGTCACACCAGGGGAGGGGGGGCCGAACTCGCAGCGGGCGACATCCGCCCGATCTGGCATCACTGGTCGTTCAAGGGTGCAGCGGTCCTCCTGCTGGGCGGGCTCGGATACCTCATCTTCGGCGATTGGGCACTCTTCCCGGAGCCGAAACAACCGGAGCCACGCCCGACCGGGCAACAACAAGTACAGACACAGCCCACGGTGGTCGCCGCACCCGTGCGGACACACGAGCCTGACCGCGTAACGACGGCAGCGCCACCAGTCACAGCGCCGGTCGCCAGCTCGAAGCGGGCCCCATTCGATGGCCTGGGCATGCACGTCACCGGCTATATCCAGATGGGCGATCGTATCCGCTATGGACTCGCGTTCAGCCAGAACGGTCAGGTAGTCCGGCAGACCACCGACGAAGAGCTACGCACAGCGGGCTATGGCGTCGAGCCAGTGGGCGAGTGCCTATTCAGGGCCACCTACGAGGGCAACGCCATGTGGGTACGATGCGATGCACCTATGGCAACGGTCACGCCGTTCGGGGGCGTCACCACAGCAAGGCCGACCGCAGCGCAGACTGACGGGGGGGACCCCGCTCGCGGGGGGGACCCGGCAGGGAAAGCGCCGGGCGGAACCGTGAAGGAAGTCACGAGCTAACCAGGGCCGTCCCGGTATATTCCGGCGCATGGAAACCCATGTCATAACCATCGCCGGTGTCCTGGTAGCCGTATTGCTCATGCTGCTTCTTGTACGCCGTCGCCGACGCAAGACGCCGACCTCGAGAGGGATCACCCGGCCACGCCATGATCCGTTACTGACTGCCTGCCTGGGCGATGCTGCGAAGGCGCAACGCCTCGCAGAGTACGAGCGCAGGAGGCATCCATACCTTTCGATGGAGCAAGCGCGCCAACTGGCGTACGAGAAGCTGACCGAAGATCGCAGGCGCTGAAACAGGCGCTCAGCGGATTAACGTGTGGTGAGTGAGTCATGTTGAGATCGGTCACGCAGCTTCCTTAGGGGCGCGGCCCAGTGAGAATTGAGAATGCTGTTGCTGCCACAAGTGGAACTTGTCCATTTCTAATGGCATCAGTGCGCTCCACCCCATAGGCCAACCCATCATCCACTCTTCGAAACTGGCGCAGCGCACCGAAGCAATCTCCGTCCCACGGAATGGATTCCCTGAACCTCCCCACTCGTCCAGCCTGCCGGCTACATGGTTCTTCCCTGATGTGCAGCCGCTCGGCGTCGGCCACAACCCAGAGGCGATCACGCTTATGGGGCGCTCCGCAATCGGATGCTGATAGACGCAGCCACTGCGCGTCATACCCCAATTCGGCAAGGTCACTGATGACCACGGCAAGGCCTCTTCCCACAAGCAGCGGTGAGTTCTCCACGAAGACAAATCGAGGTCGTACTTCACCGACGATTCTAGCCATCTGCCGCCAAAGCCCTGAGCGCTCTCCAGATATGCCAGCGCCAAAACCGGCGGAGGATATGTCCTGGCACGGAAACCCGCCAGAAACCACGTCAACAAGGCCGCGCCATGGTCTTCCGTCAAAACTGCACACGTCAGACCAAATCGGGAAAGCTGGGAGGGCTCCATCGTTTTGCCTAAGCGCCAGAACTTGTGCGTCGTAGGCATCACGTTCAACTGCGCAGATGGTGCGCCATCCCAGCAGGTGGCCGCCGAGTATTCCGCCACCAGCGCCTGCGAAAAGAGCCAGCTCATTCATAGTCCCTTCCACACGATATTCCGAATAGCCGAAACAGGCAGGATCAACGAGCGATTCCGTAGAAGTTGCAGTCACGCACGCCGTAGAACCGGATCGCCTCCGCGCGCACCAGTCGCGCAGTGTTCGCGGCACCGTTACTGCTGTGACGGTCGATCAGCCGCAGCGCTTCGGCGATGAGGGCGCGTGCCTTCTTCAGCGGGTCTTGAGCAGCCCTGATCCGGTCTGCAATTCGGCCTGTTATGTCGGCGAGTGCCAACACCATCTGACGGGACAGGAATTCTGCTGACTTGCGAAGGCTTGCGGGGATCAT